AAGCTAGTGGGGATAAAGCGAAAGCGAACGCATTAAAGCTTGTATGCAATACAACCTATGGGGCGACATTGAACAAGTACAACGCATTATATGACCCACTCATGGCAAGATCTGTGTGTGTCAGCGGTCAGCTATATCTTTTAGAGCTAGCGCAAAAGTGTTATCAAACCATTCCCAATTTAAAAATTGTACAACTCAATACTGATGGGATTATGGTTTTGTGCCACAAGGATTACATCTCTCAATTAGATGATATTTGTGACGAATGGATGAACCGAACGCATTTTGATTTAGAGACAGACGAAGTGGTTAAGATCGCTCAAAAAGATGTCAACAACTATATCGAAGTGCAGTCAGACGGAAAAGCCAAGTCTAAAGGCGGATATCTTGTGAGAGGTATCGCTCCGGCAGGTGCTTTCAATGTGAACAATAACGCTTGTATTATAGCGACTGCGATTAAAGAGAATCTGATTCACGACATACCGATAGAGAAAACGATCAATGAATGTGACGACATTTTACAATTTCAGTTAATAGCGAAAGCAGGGTCTAAATACAGTGAAGCCTTTCATGTGGTAGACGGTGAAAAAATTAAAACGCAAAAGGTCAATCGAGTATACGCTACAGCGGATGACAGATACGGTACGCTTTACAAGGTCAAACAGGTAGATAACAGCGTTGCAAAGATCGCAAGCTTACCCGAACACTGCGTCATTGATAATAACAATGAACTGACTATAGCGGATATTGATAAATCTTATTACATCGAAACAGCGCTTAAACGGATTAATGATTTCAAAGGAATTAAAAAAAGGAGGTCTAAAAAACGTATGGCAACTAAAAAGACGCAAAACGTCTATGGAAAGCTGATTGAAGCTCGAAAACGCTTTTTAGAAGGCGGTGTGAACAAGTCCGGTAAAAACGTACACCATGCTTACAAGTACTTTGAATTAGAAGACATTGTACCGAAAGCCACATCTATTTTTGAAGAGATCGGATTGATAGCTATCACGAGATTCATCAAAGGACAGGCAATCATGATCGTTGTCAATACTGACAAACCTGAAGAGCGTATTAATTTTCTCGCACCTTTCAGACCGATTAAACCGATTATCAGCAACACCGGCAAACAGGCGATGAACGATATGCAAGCGATGGGGGCTAGCATTACATATATGCGCAGATATCTTTACATGATGGCTCTTGACATTGTGGAAGGTGACACTTTTGACAGCGGTATCTATGAACGTCCTATAGAGACTTCACAAGCTGATAAAAGAGATCAGGTGAAAAAAGAGCTAACCGCTCCGGAGGCTAACGCTACGCTACTTCAAATCAAACAGCTTAAGCAATTGCTTAAAAAGCTTAAAGACGCCGACCCTTCAAAAGAGGAGACTATCGCACAGATAGCGGTTGACACACAAGGTTTTACAGTCATTAGCAAAAAAGATTGTGAAAGCTTAATCACTAAAATTACAGAGGTACTGAACGATGAAGCTTAATTGGGTTGACAAACATATTGAGATAGAACCACCAAAAAGACCTAAAAAACTGACAGCCACACGATTTGGCACAGTTTTAGGCGTGAATCCGTGGAGCAGTGATTTTGAAGTATGGTGCGCAATTACACGAGTCTATCAAGAACCTTTCAGCGACACCATATACACGCTAGCAGGTAAAACCATTGAACCAAAACAGGCGGAATACATGAGACGCTCATATGGTATGAACCTAATGTCACCTACTGACAAATATGGTAAGGACTATTTTAAAGAAACACGTGGTGATTTTTTCCCGAATGAACGTGTATTAGGCGGTATGTGGGATTATTTAGCAATCGATGAGGACGGTGAGATTGAAGCGGTTATCGAAATGAAGACCACAAAACGAGCGGAGGATTGGGTGAACGATATCCCAGAATACTACGCTTTGCAAGCTGCGTTATACGCTTACTTACTCAATGTTGATGACGTCATTATGGTAGCGTCATTCCTTCAACCAAAAGACTATGATCACCCTGAAGACTTCACACCCAGCGCAGACAATACGATTACGAGAGAGTTTAAAGTCTCTGAACGGTATCCCGGTTTCCAAGATGCGGTAGCAGATGCTCTTTATTGGTGGAAAACTTACGTTTTAAGCGGTGTTTCACCTGACTTCGATGAAACTAAAGACAAAGACATTTTAAACGCTCTGAGGACAAATTATTTATCACCCGATATGACTAAGAGCGTATTGGATGAATTGATTCAAGAGGCGGAAACACTAAAGGATGATATCGATAAAGTCAATGCAACTATATCCGCTAAAGAAAAGAGACTTAAACAAATCAATCAAATCTTTAAAGAGTACGCTATGGAGCATTTCAGAGACGGTGACAAAAAGGTTGAGATTGAGGGTGATAAATACAATTGGGCAGTATCACGCACTGATAAAACCAAAACCATTGTGGACATAGACGGTCTTAAAAAAGACGGATTGTCTGATAAGTACGTAAAAACCGTGAACGAACCGTCATACAGAATCAAAATATCTAAGAATGAGAGGTAAATTATGGCTAAAAAAGACAGTTTCGATCGTGAAATTTTAAACCTTTTTGTGAAGGCGCTTGCTGAAAAGCAATCGACAACGGAAGACGAAAGCGTAACATTTTCTTTTGATGAAGACTCTATAAAAGAATTGGAAAACGATGTGTTTCAACGTATCGCCAATGACTATATGCAATTCTATGACGCTTTTGTGCAAGCAGGATTCAATGATAAACAAGCTTTTCAACTTTTGACACTTCACTTGAAAGCAAACATGTGATTCAGGAGGACTAAGATGGCAAGAATACCAATGATGAGCGGTTATACGCTTATTCCGGAAGGTACTTATGTTTTTCGGATTTATGACGCAAGTTACGATGAGGATTTTGGCAAAATCACAATTAAGATGGTCAACGCTCAAGGGGCAACGCATACCGAAAAGTTTTCTATCAAAAACAATGACGACAGCTTTAATGAAGGCGCAATGAACGCATTTTCCTATTTTGCGAAAAACGCTATGAACGATTGGCAGATGGAAGACATTGACCCAGTTGAACTGATTGATCACTACATCAAAGCTGAAGTGGTTCACAAGAAAGTACCGTCTTATAAAGACCCTGACAAAACCTTAACTTTTGTCAATTTGGGAGATAACAAAGCTCCAGCTGATGGATTTGACGTGAAACCTGTCGAACGTGCTATGACATTAGGCAAAAACACAAATCAATCATCCAAGGTGAAAGGTTTGGATTTAGACAACCTGTTAGGTTAGGTGAATCATGAACAAAATAGATCACCCTTCTCATTACGATTTGGGAAACATTGAGTGTATCGATGTCATGATTGAGACACAAGGTACAGAAGCTGTCAAAAGCTTCTGTATCTGTAATGTTTTCAAATATCTATACAGACACAAATATAAAAACGGTTTAGAAGACATACGGAAAGCACTTTGGTATTTGGTCAAATACATTGAACTGGAGGAGACAGAGATTGAGAGCGAATGAATATCAGCAGTTGGCGGAGCGCACAATGAGCCGTGAGTTATCGGATAGAGATATCGAATTACATGCTTTATTCGGAATGACAGGAGAGATTGGAGAATTGCACTCAATTTATCAGAAACACTATCAGGGTCACGATGAACCTTCAGATGAGCATTGCAAAAAGGAAGTTGGAGACATTTTATGGTTTATCGCTGAATATTGCACAGTTAGAGGTTGGAAACTGGAAGACATTATGATGCTGAACATCGATAAACTCATGAAACGATACCCCGATGGATTCACCGCTGAACGCAGTAAACACAGGGTGAAAGGAGACATTTAAAAATGTATAAGTTAAAGATAAACGATTACGGTCATGTGAATTATTTGATGAGAACCGGAAAGGATTTAGTCAAAAGTCATATGTCACCTATGGCAGCGCAACACATCATTGATAACGGTACTGAAACGGAAACCGTTGATAAAAACTATCCGTTAGCGATAGATGACAAATGGTTTTTTGAAGCTACACCGGTAAAACGCAAATCAAAAGGAGCGAACCCAAAATAAAACGGCATTATTCAGACTATATCACGCACTGTATGAGATTTTACAGCCGATATCCGGATATCAAAAAGTTTAGAACGAAAAGAGATCAGAATAATTGGGAAGCTTGTCACTATGTTTTAAAACGATTCTCCAAACCTATACGTGAGATACTTTTGGAAATTTACAGCGAAGGAGATACTATTCCCGATAACGTCTATCAGGTCTCAAAACGATTGAACATTGAGCAGGATGTTTTGTGGAATCTCATAGCAGATATGGAAAGTAAAATAGCCAAGAAAAGAGGATTATAAGGATGAGTAGAAGGCTACACGCTGAAGCTGCTGATAGATTTTTCAAAGGTAAGAAAAAGATCAACAAATTTAAAGAAATTCTCGCTTACTCAAACCCTGAAATAGCAGAACGTACAGGCTTGCAATTATGTAAGGTGTCCGGTTTGTTCGGCAACTTCAACATCAAAGCGACAACTGAGCGACAACAAACTTTAGACTTTGTAGTTAAGTTTTTTCACCTAAACCCGAATTGGGTGTATGGTGAAAGTAAAAAAATGATGGCTGACACAGACGCTTTAACACAAACAGAGCTATGCAAAATAGCGATAGACACACGTGATAAGCGTAAAAAGTGCATTGAGCGTTTTTTATTCGTAAGAGAAAACGATGAAGTTAGCGACCCTAAAATAGCATCGTTGGATGATATAGATGTAACCACTTTGGAAAAGTGGTTAAGTAGCGATGGTGTGAAACACACTAAATATGTACCGTTGTTTTTAAAATATTGTAACTTGTACGGTGTTAACCCCAAATGGCTGTTTTTAGGTATCGGAAGACCAAGAGTAGCGGAGTTTGATATCTCAGATAAAACTCAACAAATACAATGTCAACCGAAATGGTACGTTGTGAACAAAACGCAATTGATCATTAATGTAGGATGGGTTATCGACCCAGACGGTTATCAAATCAAAATGGCACATAGAGCTAGAGATGTGGCTAAATCCTACCCAAGAGAGGTTATGATCGTCAACGGGAAAAACCGAGAGGTTTACACATATGAACACGCTATACGCAGGTGTAAGAATAAAGAAGACGCTGAAAAAGCTTTACAGGAAGAGCTGATTAGAATTGAAAATGAAGGACTAATCGCATGGAAAGCACCATGGAGTTGTAGGGTGATTTTATGAACGAAACATTTTTAATAGTTGTGTCAATCATTTTGATCATGTTTATAGTCGTTCCCTCTCTTTTAGCATGTATCTGTTTTTGCTTTGGTATGGCTAAAACATTAAACGTTGTGAAACAGGATGTAACCGAACTGAAAGGGACAGCGGATGATTTAGATGAAACCACAGACAATACGGTATGACATATGGCATTAAATTACGAAAACATCCCACCTGACCTAATGGAGCTTAATCAATGGGTGTGCGCTAATAATCAGACTAAAATCCCAATGAAGGCTTTTGAACATGGTAACGCTAGCGTGAGTAATGTTAAAACGTGGACAGACTTTAACACAGCTTTAACAGCGGTAAACAAAAAACATTATGATTACTGTGGTTTTGTCTTCAATGACAATGGATTAGTGGGTATTGATATTGACGCAGGTTTTGATGATTATGGACTAATGACGCCGATAGCAGCGGACATTATAGGTCAGTGTAAAAGCTATACGGAAAAATCAAAATCAGGGCGTGGTTTTCACATCATTCTTAAAGGTGATTTACCTTTTAAAGGAAAAAACAATCTCAAAGGTGTTGAGATATACAAGACAGCACGTTACTTTATCATGACAGGTGATACGTTACTATACGGTAAGATCATTGAGAATCAAAACGCTATTGATTACGTGGTTGACACGTATTTTCCGAACATGAGAGAAAACGTCAATAAAGAATGGAATGGGCGAATATACACGCCTTCATGGTTGAACAATGGGAATAAAGACAGATTTCCACTTAGACCGAATTATCCCGATATCCCTAAAGGCAGTCGGAATATCTGTCTAACATCCCTAGCAGGTACACTACACTCTAGAGGGTGGAGTAAACGTCAGATTTACACTGAGTTGTGTTTCGTCAACGCTTCTAAATGCAATCCACCCTTAAGGGATTATGAGATTAAAAGTATATGCAATAGCATTGCACGATATGAGAGGTGCTAAATGAAAATTTGCCCGATCATGAGCGATTATGATCAGAATCGAGTTGAAGTTAAGCAGAACGGAGACGTTGATTTCAAGCTGTGGAAAATGCCGTGTGCTAAAGAATATTGCGCATGGTTCAACGAATACAAACAGCAGTGTGCTGTTTACCTATTAGGTCAAAAGGAGAAAAAATGAGCAAATATAGAATGAAGCACTACGCAAATCCACCTATGGATTATAGCGTTCGAGCTAAAGCAAAATATGATGATGTACCTGTAGTGATTAAATACGGTGATTTAATCAGGGAGATGATGAAATATCCACCTGAAGCGATTGAGATAAGACTCAAGGATAAAAAATTAGGAGATTTAACATGATTATAGTCAAAAACATAGAAACATGGGGATGGAAACACGCTGTAAGAGGTATGCGGAATCCCCTTAATTCATGGCACAAAAGCGACAGCGTGTTAAGCGATTTGGGAAACCATATCGGAGAAAAGGATTTAGATCTGATGAAGCGGTTATACAAAGGCGGTACAGAGCATCGGAAATATCTGAGACAAGTTTTTGTCTCTATGGATATTACAGCCCCTTTATACTGGTGGAAAGAGTTTGATACGTACAAAATCGGTATAACAGCTAATTCAACTTCCACTATGCACACACTTGTAAAAGATGATTTAACGTTGGAGGATTTCAGCACAGACCACTTGACGGATTACAATTTCGAGGAGCTTCTAAACATCATCGATACAATCAATGCGGAAATTAACGACTACAACGAGACACACGATAAAACACACTGGTGGCAAGCTATCTTGTTATTACCCTCATGTTTCAATCAAATGCGTACAGTCACTATGAATTACGAGAACGTTTTTACAATGCTCAAACAACGCTCCGGTCATAAGTTGGATGAATGGAATGTTTTCTGTGAGCAATTGAAGGCGTTACCGTATGTTAAAGAGATCGGAGGTTTTTAAATGGCTACAATACCTAAAAATCTCAGTCCTATTTTCATCATGGTGAGTGATCACGGCATTGCGAAAGTCAAAAAGATTCAAGCGCATGTTGTTCCGGTAAAGCCTTTTCATTTTGCGGTACATCGGTCAGAAAACCCAAACTATGACGGATATGTTATCTCAGAGATGAGAACAGGATTACAGATATCAAATGAACATTACAAAACGCTTAAAGAAGCAGGTGACACTTTAACAGATGAATTTGTTGAAAGGTGTAAAAGGATTCTCAAGCGAAATGCAGAGGATTTTAAGCCTTATAAAAAAATGATCAAAGAAGCGTATGAGGACGACAGTGCATCCTTACGTTGGACTTTTTTCACCAAAGAGGATGATGAAAATTGGTTAGAATAGGAGAAAACACTATGTTTGATATGAGAAATTTTAAAACCGTTATGCCGGAAACCGGTCGCATTTCAACTATTAACATTCCGAAAGTCACGTTTAGCACAACCTATGGTTATGTATACTTCAATCGAAGCGCAATAGAACTTGTAAACGCACCCAAAGTCGTAGTAATGTATGACAGCATAAACCAAATCATTGCTATTATTCCGACAAGCTCTAATCCGAAAGGTGTTAGAAATTTTTGCACTGAAAGGGCAAAAAGGAATGGACACGTTAAGTGGGTTGACAACGGTGTTTTAAAACTATTCCGTAACTGTGATGGTGTATCACAGGATGGGTTATATCACTTTAACGGTGAATGGGACGATGAAAGCAAGGTGCTCACGTTCGATTTGAAAAAGGGGCAATATATTGGAAAAACAAAACAGAAAAATAGGCTTAATAGACGTTGACAATTGGTATAACCTAAATCAATGTTTTCCAAACTTACCCTTAATGAAGTTGTCAGCGCATTACAAAAACAAAGGTGATCTTGTCGAGTGGTACGATGATCGGAAAAACTATGACATTGTATTTTTGTCCAAAGTCTTTTCCTTCACACCTGATTTTACAGAAAAAATTCACGCCGATAAAATCATTAAAAGCGGTTCAGGTTACGCTATAAACTTAAATGGGGGGGG